TTTTACAAGGCACTTCAGATAGCGCCGGAGAGGATGAACTACTGCAAGAAGATGGACAGCATACTGGTCGATAAAATGAACCGCCGCAAGCCTAAGACCATGCAAGCGATTGAGAAGATATGGTACGAAGGCTACAGCGAGAGCCGCGACAAACATTATCACAAAAGCCGTTACCACTTTCTGAACCTTCACAGCTTTTTCACCGGTAATCACACGGTAGAGCTTAGAGGCTTTAACAGCGAGCTTCATGCTGGCAAGATTAGAAGCTATGTGGTTTTGGCCTTAGCCCTCAACCATCAGGCGCTCACGCAAAAATGTGCGTCGGCGAAGAAGCCGCAGACTGAGAACGAAAAGTTCGCCATGAGGACTTACTTAAATCGCATTAGCTTCATTGGTGAGGAGTTCGCAAACTGCCGCGAACACCTGACTGCTCACTTGAACGGCTCGGCGGCATGGCGGTTTCGGGTGGCCTGAGTTACCCAAAAAGCCTATACTCAAAAAGGAGGATACAAAGAAAAATGGATAAGAAACTTTACGTTGCCTACGGCTCGAATCTCAACATAAAGCAGATGGCAAACCGGTGCCCCACAGCAAGGGTGGTAGGTACCAGTACGCTGAAAGATTGGCGGCTCCTGTTCAGGGGGGCACATGCGGGTGCAGTGGCGACAGTGGAACCATTTAAAGGCGGCAACGTCCCTGTATTAGTTTGGGAACTGACTTCTGCAGACGAGGCTGCGCTCGATCGATTCGAAGGCTGGCCTTTCCTTTACCGAAAGGAAACTGTAAAGGTAAAACTGAGAGGCAAGAATGTCAAAGCTATGGTGTATGTGATGAACGAAGGTAGACCGCTTGGCCAGCCAAGCTGCTATTACTATACCACTATTTTGGAAGGCTACAAGGACGCGGGCTTTGACTTGGATATCCTGCGCCAGGCTACCATTGACTCCGTAGAGAAGGAGGTACCTACTAATGACTGAAAAGCTTTAATTGGTAAAACTCAAGAAGCAGAATAAAAGAAGAAATAGGCAAAAGAAAAGGGCTTCTACGGAGGCTCTTTCCTTTTGCCTATTTTTATGAAGGAGGCGGCGCATATGCGTAAATTAAAGAAGTACAAGCCAACCGCCTTCATGGCCGAAGGCTCATATTATGATAAAGATGCCGCAGACTATGCGGTTTCTTTTATACAGGCTCTCTCCCATACAAAAGGCTCCTGGGCGGGTAAGCCTTTTGAACTTATCGACTGGCAGGAGCAGATAGTCCGTGATATATTTGGTATTCTTAAGCCTAATGGTTACCGTCAGTTCAATACAGCGTATGTGGAGATTCCAAAGAAGCAGGGCAAATCAGAGCTTGCTGCAGCTATTGCCCTTTTGCTGACCTGTGGTGACGGCGAGGAACGTGCTGAAGTATATGGCTGTGCGGCTGATCGCCAGCAGGCTTCGATTGTTTTTGAAGTGGCAGCCGACATGGTACGAATGTGTCCTGCACTGTCTCGGCGTGTAAAGATACTGGCTTCAACAAAGCGACTGATATATCTTCCAACCAACAGCTTCTATCAGGTGCTGTCAGCTGAGGCTTATTCAAAGCATGGCTTCAACATCCATGGCGTGGTGTTCGACGAACTCCATACCCAGCCGAACAGGAAGTTGTTCGATGTTATGACTAAGGGCTCTGGCGATGCAAGAATGCAACCGCTATATTTTCTAATCACCACAGCGGGATCAGACACCCAGAGCATCTGCTATGAAACACACCAAAAGGCACTGGACATTTTGGAAGGCAGAAAGCATGATCCTACTTTCTATCCGGTGATCTATGGCGCTAAGGAAGACGATGATTGGACTGATCCAATGGTATGGAGGAAAGCGAATCCTTCCCTTGGGATCACAGTTGGACTTGATAAAGTACGAGCCGCATGCGAAAGTGCAAAGCAAAATCCAGCCGAAGAAAACAGCTTCAGGCAGCTCCGGCTTAACCAGTGGGTCAAACAGGCTGTCCGTTGGATGCCAATGGCAAAGTGGGATGCCTGTGCATTCCCGGTTAATGCTGACAGCCTGGAAGGACGGGTATGTTATGGCGGGCTTGATCTATCTTCTACAACGGACATTACAGCTTTCGTGCTGGTATTTCCACCACAGAACGAGGAGGACAAATATGAGATACTCCCATTTTTCTGGATGCCGGAGGACAACATTGATCTTCGGGTACGCCGTGACCATGTCCAGTACGACCTCTGGGTAAAACAGGGGCACCTTATGACGACAGAAGGAAATGTTGTGCATTACGGCTTTATTGAAAGCTTCATTGAACAACTCGGAATGAAATATAACATCTGTGAAATTGCCTTTGACAGATGGGGAGCAGTTCAAATGACACAGAATCTTGAGGGCCTTGGGTTTACAGTTGTTCCTTTTGGTCAGGGCTTTAAAGATATGTCTCCACCTACAAAGGAACTGATGAAGCTGACACTTGAACAGAAAATCGCCCACGGCGGTCATCCCGTTCTCCGCTGGATGATGGATAACATCTACATCAAGACTGATCCAGCAGGCAACATTAAGCCAGATAAGGAGAAGAGTACAGAAAGAATAGATGGCGCGGTAGCAACCATTATGGCACTCGACCGCGCCATCCGTTGTGGAAACGGCAGTAGTAGTGAGTCTGTCTATAACGAGAGAGGTTTGCTGATTCTTTAGACCTCAGCAATTGTTCGTATAACTTTCATCGTAGCAGGACCCGATTTCGTATAGCACGATGCGGAAGTGAAGTACTTACCTCGAGATGACTTCGGCAAGTCTTTCTGAACTGTAACCTGATATCCAAATGGAGCAAGTATCGTCTTTATCATTCTTCCTATAGCAGTTCGTGTAAATCCATCGTTTAAATCTATCGTCGAATTTGTTTGATTATCGAAGAAGGCTTCGATTTCTTCGACACATGCAGACAACGCGGGTTTTCCTGCTTCTGAAGCATCGATCATAGCGATGATGTTTTCATCTTTTGAGAGAATGTCGAATATAGCAATCGCATCTGGGTTTCCGTCGTACTTTGAGCAGTTTGGATTATCTGCAAGGAAGTCACTAAATGCAGCTTTCATATTGATCTCTCCTTTAATATAAGATTTTCACAGGCGTGAATTTACATATCTATAATACCACCTGTAAAAATCTGTGTCAATAAGAAATTTTGAAAATTATGGAGGTGTTTCCATTGAGTATAATTTCAGGTTTATTTCGATCTCGTGATAAACCGAAAAACCGTATAGGCAGTGCATTTTCGTTTCTGTTTGGCAGCACAACCAGTGGAAAGACAGTCAACGAACGAACGGCAATGCAATCAGCTGCAGTGTATGCCTGCGTGAGAATACTATCCGAGGCCATAGCTGGACTTCCGCTACACGTTTATCAATACCGATTGGATGGTAGCAAAGAACGTATACCACAGCACCCACTATACTATCTACTTCATAATGAACCTAACCCAGAGATGACTTCATTTGTGTTCCGAGAGACGCTGATGAGTCATCTTTTACTTTGGGGTAATGCCTATGCGCAGATTTTGAGGAACGGTCGTGGACAGCCTATCGCACTATACCCACTGCTTCCAAACAAAATGGAAGTTAGCCGAGCAGCAAATGGTGAGCTATTTTACACCTACCGCAGGGATTTCGAAGAAAGCCGGATCAATCCCAATAGCGGAACAGTGACACTACGCAGAGATGAGATACTCCACATACCCGGTCTTGGCTTTGACGGTCTCATCGGTTACAGTCCCATTGCTATGGCAAAAAACGCCATCGGCATGTCGCTTGCGACTGAAGAATACGGTGCGTCGTTCTTCGCAAACGGTGCAAATCCCGGTGGTGTGCTGGAGCATCCGGGAGTAATCAAGGATATCCAGAGAGTTAAGGACAGCTGGAACAGCGCTTATCAAGGCAGTGGAAACGCCCATAGAATCGCTGTTCTGGAGGAAGGAATGAAGTTTCAGGCAATTGGTATTCCTCCGGAGCAAGCACAATTCTTGGAGACACGAAAATTCCAGATCAATGAAATCGCTAGGATTTTCCGCATACCTCCACACATGGTGGGTGACCTTGAAAAGTCCAGCTTCTCCAATATTGAGCAACAATCGCTGGAGTTCGTAAAATACACGCTTAATCCATGGGTGGTGCGATGGGAACAGAGCCTTCAGCAATCGCTTCTCTTGCCATCTGAGAAAAACTCAATCTTTATTAAATTCAATGTAGACGGTCTACTGCGAGGCGATTACCAAAGCAGGATGAATGGATATGCAGTCGGACGGCAGAACGGTTGGCTGTCAGCTAATGATATCCGGGAACTTGAAGATATGAACCGTATCCCTGCCGAAGAAGGCGGAGATCTGTATTTGGTGAACGGTAACATGCTTCCACTTTCACAGGCAGGCAATTTTTATCAAAAGGAGGTTAACAGCCAATGAGGAAATTTTGGAACTGGGTACGAGACGAAATAACTAAAGAACGTACCCTGTATCTTAATGGTGAAATTTCAGACGAGACCTGGTATGGCGATGAAGTGACACCAAAGATGTTTAGAGATGAACTTATGGCAGGCACAGGTGATGTCACAGTTTGGATTAACTCGCCCGGTGGCGATATATTTGCAGCTGCGCAGATATACAACATGTTGATGGATTATACCGGCAAAGTCACAGTTAAAATAGATGGCCTTGCTGCAAGCGCTGCTTCTGTCATTGCTATGGCAGGTGGTGATGTATATATGTCGCCGGTATCTATGATGATGATCCATAACCCTTCGACAATTGCCATCGGTGACAGTGAGGAAATGCTCCGTGCCAAGGCCTTACTCGATGAGGTTAAGGAGAGCATCATTAATGCTTACGAACTGAAGTCAGGACTCTCGCGAGCAAAGATCTCTCATCTCATGGATGCAGAGACATGGATGAATGCGAATAAAGCAATTGAGCTTGGCTTTGCAGATAAAATTATGTTTGCTGAGAGCGATGAGCGCATTCCTCTGGACACAGGCCAAGGCCTTATATTCTCTCGTGCAGCAGTGTACAACTCACTACTTGGGAAGATCCCAAAGAAAACAAAATCAAAAACAGGTACCCCGATAGAGCAGCTGGAAAAGCGGCTCTTTTTAATTTCTCACTAATTTGAAGGAGGAACATCACAATGAGTAAGATTCTTGAACTATGTGAAAAGCGTGCAAAGGCGTGGGATGCAGCAAAAGCGTTTCTTGACGCCAAGCGTGGCGGCGATGGGCTTCTATCAGCCGAGGATACCGCTACCTATGAAAAAATGGAAAACGAAGTTGTGGCTCTGGGCAAAGAAATAGAACGTCTTGAGCGACAGGCTGTTATCGATTTAGAGATGTCCAAAGCTACCAGTAACCCGATAACTAACGTTCCAACCAAGGAAAAGGAAGAAAAGACCGGACGTGCATCTGCAGAATACAAAAAGGCATTCTGGAGTGCCATGCGTACCCGAGCTGGTGAAGGACTCGACCCCAGTGTGAAAAATGCTTTGAAAATTGGCACCGACTCTGAAGGCGGGTATCTCGTACCCGACGAATTTGAACGTACCCTCGTGGAAGCTCTTGAGGAGGAGAACATTTTCAGAACGCTGGCTAATGTTATCACTACCTCCTCCGGTGACCGCAAGATCCCTGTTGTCGCCACTAAAGGTACCGCATCGTGGATCGACGAAGAAGGAACCATTCCTGAGAGCGATGACAGCTTCGGCCAGGTATCTATAGGGGCATATAAGCTGGGCACCCTGATCAAGGTTTCGGAGGAGCTGCTGAATGACTCTGTGTTTGACCTTGAAGCTTATATCTCCAGAGAGTTCGCCCGCCGTATTGGTAATAAGGAAGAGGAAGCCTTTTTCACAGGCGACGGTAGTGGCAAGCCGACTGGCATCCTTGCATCTTCAGGAGGTGCTCAAATTGGCATAACCACAGCGAGTGCTACCGCTATCACCCTCGACGAGGTACTCGACCTGTTTTACAGCCTGAAAGCGCCTTACCGCAATAAAGCGGTATTTGTCATGAACGACGCGACTGTTAAGGCTATCCGCAAGCTAAAGGATGGTCAGGGCCAGTATCTCTGGCAGCCTTCCGTCCAGGCAGGTACGCCTGACACTATTCTAAATCGACCGCTGTATACTTCTGCGTATATGCCCACTATTGCTGCGTCGGCAAAGACGGTTGCATTTGGCGATTTCAGCTATTATTGGGTAGCAGATCGTCAAGGGCGTGTATTTAAGAGACTTAACGAACTCTTTGCTGTCACCGGACAAGTCGGTTTTGTCGCCACTCAGCGCGTAGACGGCAAGTTGATTTTGCCAGAGGCCATTAAGGTTCTCCAGCAGAAAGCTTAATGGAGGATTGAGTTATGAGCTATATTGCTAAGAATTACATGGAAGAGGGCGGCGATAAATGGGTTATTGGTGGAGAGCTTGTAATTAAAGAGGGAGCCAAAGTAACCGGGCTCCCTGTTCTTGAAAATCAACCGTCCAGCTCTGCTGAAACTGTAGAAGCTTTAGTGACGGATTTTAATGCCTTACTTAGTAAGCTTAAAGCTGCAGGAATCATGACTGCTGATACACCGTAAAGAAAGGACGGTGGCGGCATGACACTTCTAGAAAAAGTAAAGGCGAACTTGATTCTTCAACATTCGGCGGACGATGAACTTCTTCAGATGTATATCACCGCCGCTGTTCGATATGCGGAGAGTTATCAGCATCTTACAGAAAACTATTACACCGATCATCGGATGCCGCCCACCACCGAACAAGCCGTCATAATGCTGTCGTCCCACTTCTATGAGAGCCGGGATGGCAGCACCGGCGGCTTTTTTGCTGATAACGTCCAGGCAGGCCAACAGGTTTGGAACACTGTAAATTTACTGCTCAGACTTGACCGGGATTGGAAGGTGTAAAGTATGAGTTTTGGGAAAATGAACACCTTCATTGACATCATTTCTGTTGGAACCACAAAAGACAGTGAAGGCTTTGGTAAATCTAATGATAGAATACTCGCTTCTGTTCGTGCGTATAAGGAAGATCGTCATGGTAATGAAAAATGGGCTAATCGAGCAGTATTTTCTGAAGCGACTGTCCTTTTTCGTTTTCGCAAAATACCTGATGTTAAGGTATCTACCAATATGGTGATTGTGTGTAGTGATGGTCGCTATGAAATTACTAGTGTAGAAGATGTAAAAGGACGCGGTATGTATATAGAAGCCTTAGCAAAAAAGGTGGTGGGTTCAAGTGGCTAAAGTAGAAGTGAAAATGCCTGAGGATTTTCTTCTAAGGCTTTCTAAGCTGGGAGATAAGACTGATGAAATCATTCCTAAGGTACTTGAATCAGGCGGAGAAATTGTATTAGAAAAGGTAAGATCCAATTTACAAGCTGTAATTGGTAGTGGAATAAAAGAAAAAAGTCGGTCTACAGGTGAGCTTGTTGATTCACTGGGGCTGTCTCCAGCAAAGATAGACAGAAATGGGAATTTCAATGTGAAGGTTGGCTTTAAGGAGCCACGAAGAAGTGGCGAAAGCAATGCTAAGATTGCCAATATCATTGAGTATGGAAAATCGGGTCAAGCACCAAAGCCTTTTTTAAGGCCGGCAAGATCTGCTTCAAGTAAAGCATGTATTGATGCTATGATGAAAAGGTTCGAGCAGGAGGTAGAAAACTTATGAGCATATTAAACGAACTTAATCTTATTGCAGATATGTGTAATATCCCAGTGGAAACAGGACGATTTTCTGGTGTCCCTCCTGATGTTTATCTTGTAATTACACCACTTATTGATATGTTCGAAGTTCATGCTGATAACATCCCCGGATATGAAGTACAGGAAGCTAGGCTTTCCTTATTTTCAAAAGATAGTTATACAACTATAAAAAACACGATTGTCCGCACTCTACTGGGGGCGGATTTTACTATTACAGACCGTCGGTACATCGGACATGAGGATGATACCGGTTATCACCACTATGCCATAGATGTGGCAAAACCATATAAATTTCAAACGGAAAAGGAGGAATAAAACATGGCTACAATTGGACTTGATAGACTTTATTATGCAAAAATAACCGAAGATGATAACGGTAATGAAACCTACTCAACACCTGTGCCATTGGCGAAAGCAATAAATGCAGATTTGTCAGTTGAACTTGCGGAAGCAACCCTTTATGCCGATGACGGCCCTACCGAAATCGTAAAAGAGTTTAAAAGCGGTACATTATCTCTTGGTATTGACGATATTGGTGTGAAAGCTGCAGAAGATCTCACTGGAGCAAAGCTAGATAATAATCATGTATTGATCTCAGCGGCTGAAGATGGTGGCGATCCAGTTGCGGTTGGTTTTAGGGCTAAGAAAGCAAATGGCAAATACCGTTACTTCTGGCTATATAAAGTGAAATTCAGTATTCCAGCAACTAACCTTACAACAAAAGGTGATAGCATCACTTTCTCAACTCCAACCATTGAGGGTACAGTTCTTCGCAGAAATAAACTAGATGGTCAAGGAAAACATCCATGGAAGGCAGAGGTTAATGAGGATGATACAAACGTTCCTGCTTCAGTTATTACAGGCTGGTACACTGAAGTTTATGAGCCAACTTTCACAGTATCATCTTAAGGAGGATTTGAATAATGGATAATTTGATTCTGACAGATACCTCAGAAAGAAGTGCCAAAATAACCATAGGTGGTACTGAGTATGAGATGCTTCTAACTACTAAGGCGACAAAAGAAATCGCAAAACGCTATGGGGGGCTTACCAACTTAGGTGAAAAGCTTATGAAATCAGAGAACTTTGAAATGGCTCTCGATGAGGTGATATGGCTAATAACGTTACTTGCCAATCAGTCGGTTCTGATACACAATCTGCAGCATCCTGATGAAAAGCGTGAATTACTTACTGAGGAAACGGTTGAATTGCTAACTTCTCCTTTTGATCTTGCGGAATACAAAAATGCCATCATGGAGGCCATGTATAAAGGAACAAAACGACATATAGAGAGTGAGAATGATCCATCAAAAAACGTGTAGGTCGGGTAAGCGACGAAGAGTTGTTTGCCCGACTTGTTTTTTACGGAACAACACTTCTAAGGCGTTCAGAGACTGAAGTTTGGCTTATGCCACTTGGACATCTGCTCGACCAATGGGAGATCTATAAGCAATTCAATGGCTTGGCAAAACCCAAAAGAGAGTATTTCATCGATGAAATAATTCCACCGGGAATCTAAGGAGGTGATTGGCATGGCGGACAACTTTGGTTTAAAGATAGGTGTTGAGGGCGAGAAGGAATTTAAGAAAGCACTTGCTGACATCAACCAGTCATTTAAAGTACTGGGAAGCGAAATGAAGTTAGTTTCCTCAGAATTTGATAAAAACGATCGCTCAGTAGCAGCAGTGGCCGCTAGAAGCGAAGTTTTAAATAAGGCCATTGATGCGCAGAAAGATAAAATTTCAATGTTGGAAGCCGCCTTGAGGAATGCCTCCGAGAGTTTTGGCGAAAATGACAGGCGTACTCAGAATTGGGCAATCCAACTTAATAACGCTAAAGCAGAGCTTAATGGTATGGAGAAAGAACTGGAAGAGTCCGCCGATGAAGCAGAAGAACTTGGTGATAAGCTCGACGATTCGGCTAAATCTGCTGACGATGCTGGTAGTAGATTTGAAAAGTTTGGAGCGACTTTAAAAGGTATTGGTGCAGCGATGGGTACAGTGGCTGTTGCTGCAGGTGCTGCTGCATTTAAGCTTGGCAAGGAAGTCGTTCAGCAATTCGGTGAACTGGAGCAAAATCTTGGTGGTTCAGAAGCAGTTTTCGGGAAATACGCCTCTTCAATACAGAAAGCTGGTGAGGAAGCTTATAAAAACCTTGGCGTATCTCAAAGTGAATATCTCGCTATAGCCAACAAAATGGGTGCACTTTTTCAAGGCTCAGGGCTCGACCAGCAGAAAAGCCTAGAGTTGACAGAAAAGGCAATGCAGAGGGCTGCAGATATGGCTTCTGTAATGGGCATTGATATGCAAACAGCACTTGATTCTGTAGCAGGTGCGGCAAAAGGTAACTTCACGATGATGGATAATCTCGGTGTTGCTATGAATGCCACTAATATAGAGGCCTATGCTCTTGCTAAGGGGCTTGACTTTACCTGGGCATCTGCAACAAACGCTGAAAAAGCTGAAGTAGCGATGCAAATGTTCTTTGAGAAAACAGAGCAATATGCAGGAAACTTTGCTAGAGAGTCAACTCAAACCATATCTGGCTCTATAGGACTTATGCAGGCTGCCCTTAGCTCATTCATAGCGGGCCTTGGCAATTCTAACGCTGACATGACTAACTTAACTCAGAACCTTGTTGATGCTTTTCAGGCTGTGGTTAAGAACATTGTGCCGGTCATAGAGAATATTGTAACTGCCCTACCAACTGCAACAGGTGCAATTCTATCTGCAATTGGTGATTTACTACCTATGCTGCTTAGTACTGTAACTGAATTGTTTAGTCAGGTGTTGGAAACAATCCTAAGCCTGTTGCCAGAACTTATTCCAGCAGCTGTTGAAGCAATTATAACGATTGTTGGGGCTCTTATCAACAACCTACCACTTCTAATCGATGCAGCGGTGCAATTGGTTACTGCACTTGTGGAAGGGATAGGTCTAGCCTTACCAGACTTAATACCTGTAGCAGTGGCGGCGATTATAACAATCGTACAAAGTCTGATCGACAATATGGATAAGATTCTTGAGGCCGCCTTTGCTATTATCAAAGGCCTCGCAGAAGGACTTCTAAACGCTCTGCCGCAGCTTATTGAGGCATTACCCCAGATAATCTCAAGTATCATAAACTTCATTACAGATAATCTACCAGCTATTATCGATATGGGGATTAAAATAATAGTTCAACTTGCTTTTGGACTGATTCAAGCAATACCTCAACTTGTTGCAGCAATACCACAAATTATAGCGGCTATAATAACTGGTCTTGGAAAAGCGATTGCTTCAGTGTTTGATATCGGAAAGAATATTGTGTCAGGCTTATGGGAAGGCATCAAGTCTATGGGCAACTGGATCAGAGATAAAATAAGTGGATTCTTCTCTGGTATTGTAGATGGTGCAAAAAGCCTGCTAGGCATTCACTCACCATCTCTTGTATTTGCAGGGATTGGTGAAAATATGGGGCTTGGAATTGGGGTTGGATTTGATCATGTAATGAATAAAGTGGCTCGTGATATGCAGTCATCCATTCCTACTGACTTTAACGTAGATACTAACCTGAACATGAAAGGTACTGCCAGTGGATTAGGATCTGCGACAAAATCCATTATTGAGCATACCGGGATCATCGAAGTCAGAGGAGTGACCAATAATAAAGAACTCATTGGTGTTGTGGAAATTATTATGGACCAATTTAGGAGGGAGGCGCGTATAAGATGATAAGGTTAGAAACATCTGCAGGTATAGTTCTGTCAAAGATTCTTAAGGATGTCTCCCCAATAGGATACTCATCAAATAAGCAAGTGAACCGTTTACTGGATGGAAGTTATCATGTTCAGATTGTTGGTAGTCCTCTAAGAAGCATGGAAGGCACTATTGTATCCACGTTCAATCAAGCTGAAATGCTAAACAGTCTGGTTGATCAGGGCACTCCTTTAAGATTAATTTTTCTTGACAAGAAATATATGGTGTACATCGATGAGAGCATTTCATGGGAGAGAATCAACTTTGCACATGGCGACAGGGACAAGAGTTTAGTTCAGGGGAAGCTGAAGATGATCATTAAGGAGGAGGTGGCGCAGTGAGAAGCGTAAGCTCCTTAATGAACGATAAGCTTAAAAGCAACCAGCAAACACCTGCGAATAATGCATCGCCCAAAATGAGTATCCAAGTGAGCCGGGCTAGAGCGACCATTATGGATTCAGACTACTGGATTGTTGAAACTATTAGGCAAAAAAATGGGCTTGGCGATATTGGCGTTACCCCAAGACGCTTTAAGCCTTATGGACATCCAAATAGAATCTATGAAATCCATGTGGATAACGGTATAGTTGGTACAGCTATTCGAGAGTATCCGGACTATTTTAAAGAGGGATGGAAGGATCAATTCACCTTGGGTAATGGCTCGTCAGTAGCAATCGCTTTTGATGGCAATTGGCAGCGCTATCGTGGCGTTTGGCGTCTGGTGACAGAAGAAAAACCATGGATATTCTGGGTAGATAGTTCCGGAGTATTATGGCGACAGCTTTGGGACGACTCATCTACTCGCTTCCAGCTTGATACGGATGTAGTCTATGTACGGGCTATTAGAGCTTGGCGAAATCAATATTTTGCTGAACTCGATCAAGGCATAGTAGTGGGTTATGTTAAGACAGACGGCACAGTTTGGTACAGGAACTACTGCAGGCAGGCTGATGGCACGACAATCTGGGAAATCGCCAGAGTGCTTCCAACTGTTTCAGGTGCTGTACATTTAAACTTGTTTTTAACCAATGACTACCGGCTTGGTTTTTGTATCGAAAGGACAAATAAAGAAATACAGTGGCTTGTTTCGCAAAGAAACTGGTCTGGAATGGCTGTTGATACTGAAACGCTTGCTGCATATATATCTGCTATAAATGTCAAGCTAACAGCCATTGAGAATATTACGAATAACATTGAACGCGAAGAACTATTTTCTATAGTATCTGGTACAGAAGTCCATCTCTGTCCAATAGATATGGACTTAGGAATTGTTGAAAGCTCCATAGTAGAGCCAAATAAGGTTGAGTTGAAATTTCTTTATGATGTAAGCATTGACAGTGAAACAAAGAATTATTTCAAAATCAAGAATTTAGGGGTTGAGAGGTTCTCGGTTGATACCGATATCGGATCAGAAAGTAACATACTTGTCCTTACGTCCCCTGAAATAATTAATCCTTATGTCGAGACTTATATCACATTGTTGGATAACAGTACTTTTAGATTGATACCCTCTGCTGTTTGTAAACCAGTTGTGCCTGCATTCAGTCATACGGTAAAGCCCCTACCTCCACCATCGGGATATTCTAGGGAGACGTTAGAACCATCTATCAATGATATTGATGTAACACTTAAATGGATTGACTGGATAACCAACAATGTCGACAGATACTCAATGGAAGCATCTATTGGCAATATAACCGTTGTGCTGACCAGAGTGGGAACAGAACCAATTTAGAAGGAGGGGTGGATACAAATGGAAGTCCAAGTGCCAATTAGGCTGCATAATAAATTTGAAATTGAAGTAAGGGACGCTAAGACTAATGAAATCTTGAAGGAAGGCTACGCTTATAATGTAATATTGGATCAGTATTTTTCAAGGCTCTTAAGCATGGACTCACCTGAAAATCTGAAGTGCATTTCTTTTGGAACTGGGACAGGTACCATTGATGCTTCCAGGACCACTATGTTCAAATACAGTGGTAATAAAACGGCGAGTACTGTGGAGACTGTTAGAACTATTGAGACAAGTTATATTAAAAAAACTATTGCTCTGGAGCCAGAAGAGTATGTTGGTTATGTTTTTTCTGAAGTAGGTTTTTCTAATGGGAGTGTTTTGACTACACATGCCATGATAAAAGACTCGGAAGGCAATCCTATAACAATAGAAAAAACTGATGTCAATCGGATTGTGTTTTACGCCACATTTTACATTACACTCCCACCGATAATTCTTGGACAGCCAGCACAATGGCATGCTGCAGATTCCAATGTTTTGTTAACCAATCTCCTTGCTGGAAACGGCAGAACGACGATTGCAAGAACAATACGGTTCTCTGGAATGAGGGGTGCTAAGAGTGCTGCAAAATATCAGAGGACCTATGGATCAGTTTCAACTACAAATTCCGGTAATAATCCTGCGACTCGAGAAGTAATCTCAAGCACGCCAAGAGCAGGTATAAATAGCTGTAATGGGCCGATAAATCGGATTATATGGGAGAATGTTTTTACGATTGATATCCCTCATCCAGGTATTTGGGAGGAAATGCTCTTAGAAGGTGTTACCCTAGGAGTCGGAGATGGTGTAAATACTGATTTCGATTTCCCAGTGCCAGAGCTTATCGAAAATAGCGAGAAAATCTATGTGAACGGGATACTGAAGACCAAAGGTGTGGATTACTCTATTGATTATGTCAGCACAAATATACCAAATAGTTGTTATAACCTTCTATTTGATAAACCAGCTACTAATCCTCATAGACCTGAACTTGGGCCAATGTACACAATTCAGCAAGGGATTGACAATATCATTAGCGCAAATGCAAGCTCTAATATTAACTGGACGGATGAAAGTGGTATTAGCACAGCCATTCCTTGGAGCCAATATGAAATGATGATCGATGCGGGAGAACCTATTCTTCCGCATTCAATTTATCTTGGAGGATACTACAACTCGGGCTACACATTGGCTCCAAAACTATGGGGTTCAAATGATGGGGTGACTTGGACACAGATATTTGAATTGACAGGCGTTTCTAGTGATATCACTGTTTTGTATTCCAACTATTCCACGACTGCATATAGGTATTGGAAGTTTGGAGGCTATAGCAGCTTGGGGTACTATGACAGGATGTTCGGACATAACAGAACTTATTTTCTCAGTGGAAGAAAAATGCTAAGATTTAATTCACCTATAGCAGTTGATGATGTGGTAACTGCAGACTTCAAAACTTGCATAATTCCTAAAACAAATAATTTTGTTCTTGATGTTAATTGGAGACTTAAATTTGATAGGGGGATTTAGATGAAGAATCAGTTCAAAATGGTTATATGTTCTCAGTGTGGGTTGGAAATCTGGTACAACACACTAAGTAATAATATAGACTGTACAAGATGTGGTTTTAAGGTACCAGTGGAACCATGTAAATATGAAGAAGATAATGAAGAAATACCGAATACGGATTGATAATTACTTAAGACTTAGAAGAGGGTGAGCTAATGCAACTGGTTTTTGAAAATGATGGAGTCATTGGGGCTGGGATATATCCCGATTTTGTTCAGTTTCCCAAAACTGATGGACAGGTATTCTTTATTAACAATGGTTTACTGTTTGGTATGCCGAGCAACAGACTACACGGGAATTTTGCAAGTCCCATTTGGCAAGATATAGTTAATATAAATCCAAAAGGAGATGCCGATCTAAGTAATTTGGAATTAAAAACCTTATCTGGTTTCGGTATAGTTGGTTGTTATAGAACACCTTCTGCTCAAAAGCTCCTTATTAATGAGTACATGTTTGAAATGGATAGGTATTTAGATTCTGGTAGCATAAAATACACTATGGACACACCAATTACCTCTTTTACGCTGAGCCTTGAGAACCCACTTAATGAAAATCCTGAGTATGAGGGAAATGTGGCGGTATCGGAGGAATCTAGTCTTTTATCTCCAGGCAGTAAGGTTGTATTTGAATTTATTATAGGTGATAGTGAACCTTACCCAATGGGCACTTTTTATGTTGATAGAAGCAACTTTCAAGTACTAAATAAAGCTATTAATGTGGATGGGCGGAATATCATAGGTAAGGCACTTGGAGATCAGAGTTTTGATGAAGAAAATGTTTATCCTTACCAAATACTTCATCAGACACTTAATAGTATTTTGACAAGAGCTAATATTAATGCCGATGAAATGTTGATCGAACAGACATCCACATATGCAGGTTATTCTTTTGATTTCAATATGAGCTATTTGGATGGCATTATGGAGATTTTAAAAGCTCTTGAAAACTGGCAAATCAAAGAATTGGTGGATGGTACAGTTGTTATAGGTTCCAACACGTATGCAGGCTTTGCAAGGAATTCAAGCTATGTATTCGAGAGGGATAAGGATATTTTTTCAAGGAGCATTATCCGGGATGATCAGGAAGCTTACCGACGGGTATGCGTACACAACAGGGATTTTAGCATCAAAGTATATCGAAATGTTCAGACATATACAGGATGGAACCTTCAGGCAAACAAGACCCTGTACATCAATGTACCAGATGGAACTACTTTGCAAGACGCTGAAGCATATGCCGCCCAAATTGCAGATAGTCTACAGTATGTAGGGAAAATAGAGAATTTCACTGGTCCCTTCAGACCTCAGCTGATTTTGGGAGATGAAGCTGTTATTGTTGACAGTAATGGTTCAACAAACCTTGGACTTATAACTGAGATTACCCACCGTTTCGGGAAGGATGGTTTCTATACAGATTTCACAGTGGACAGCGGTGGAAGGCTCGGTAAAGGAAGACTCAGCGACTATATCAGTAGAATTACAAAAGACCGAACTAGTAGCAGTCGGGTTTATGAGTAAGGTAGTGGCTTAAAGATTTTAGGCCTTATTTATCATTTGATCAACTTAACACCAAGACGTCCGCTTATGTTTACGTAGCAGACGTCATTTTTTTGCTGTAAGCAAGAGGAGGTAAACAATGAAAGAAGTATGGAACTGGATTCAAGCGGTTATAGCTGCAATTGGTGGTGGTCTCGGATATTTTCTTGGAGGCTGGGATGGGTTCTTGTATGCGCTTGTAACATTTGTTGTCATCGACTATGTGACTGGACTGATGTGCGCAGTGCTTGACAAAAAGCTATCCAGTGAGGTTGGCTTCCGGGGCATTTTCAAAAAGGTGCTTATCTTTTCACTGGTAGCAGTCGGACACATCATAGATAAAAGTGTAATTGGAGATGGCTCTGTAATCAGAACAGCAGTCATCTTCTTTTATTTGTCCAATGAAGGTGTTTCTATACTTGAAAATACAGCTCACATCGGTCTGCCCATACCACAGAAACTGAAGGATATTTTAGAGCAACTCCATAACCGAAGTGACAAGGAGGACTAATCTATGAATCTGCACAAGCTTATTCTTACAAACAACGCATGCTATAAAGCTGGTAAAACTATTACTCCCAAAGGCATTATGGTTCATTCAACTGGGGCAAACAATCCTTGGCTAAAACGCTACGTAGCACCCGATGATGGCCTGTTGGGTAAAAACCAGTACGGCAATCACTGGAATCAGGACAAACCCGATGGTCGTCAAGTCTGTGTTCATGCTTTCATAGGTAAGCTGGCCGATGGTTCAATTGCAACCTATCAGACTTTACCATGGAACCATCGTGGCTGGCATGCTGGAGGTGCAGCCAATGATACCCATATGGGCTTTGAGATCTGTGAAGATGATTTATCCGATGCGACGTATTTTCGTAAAGTATTTTCTGAAGCAGTAGAGCTATGCGTGTATCTCTGTAAGCTCTATAATCTGACTGAGAAGGATGTCCTCTGCCACAGTGAGGGATACAAGAAAGGAATTGCATCAAACCATGCGGATGTGATGCACTGGTTTCCGCGTCACGGCGAAAGCATGGATACCTTCCGTGCGGCAGTTAAGGCTGGATTGGCAGAAAAACCGGAACCGGAAATGCCTGCAG